AATCAGGAAAGTTTTCATCCCATCCCCTCTACACTATACTGTATCATGCCTTGTGGGATATCATATAGGCGACGGTAATTTAATGAGAGGTATCTTAGCATGTGTAATCCTATTTGGGTAGAGAAAGCTAAAGTGTGCGGTATAAGCGAGAATCATAGCTATATTCCCATCTCGTGGATATGCAGCCCACATATGAAGCAAGTGACCACATTAATGTGCAATCACTGCTTACATATTATTGAGCTAAGGGATGTTATGGAGAATCAAGTTACTTTACAAACTTCCGGTAATGCTTAATTGATTCCTCTTTTTCTGCTTTGCCTAGGTGGGTGTTGTAATACTTTTTATAGTATTCCCAAATCGCTTCAATATCAGTATGTTGGGGCAACGGTTCACTGCGCCTACGATAGTGTAGTCGTGCCATGGCCGTGGCAAACCTCAAGTCATATACCATGCGTTCTGGGTTTGGAATTGAGGGGGAAGAAAAATTTAGTGCTAACAACTGAACTAAAGACGAACTATGTTTGATATAGTTTTCCCAGATATCGGTGTAGGTTGCTGGCTCCATTTGGTAGATACCAAGTGCAGGACCTTTGACTTGTTTAACGTATGTTCCACCTAACGATTCACATGCGCAAGTAAATACAAGTAACTCCATAGCGTTATCACTATACATTTGCAAGCTATCTAAAGCAGGTTTTATAATTTGTTCACGCAATTGCTTATTATCAATCATTTTGTAATTTCTCCAAAAATAGTACAGAATAATTATAGAGGAGAATCTATTGATGAAACTAGACCCTAAAAAAATATACAATAAAGTAAAAACGTATAATCAAATATACGATGAAAAAGAACATTGTTTAATGGTGCTTAACATTATTGGCAATGGTGGTACTGTTGCTGAATTTTGTTTGGAAGCATATATATCAGAAAAGCTATTTTATAAATGGCGAAATACTTATCCCATCTTTGATGAATGCTCGAGACTTGCAAGTTTGTATGCTCAGGTAATGTGGGAACGTGAAGGCGAGGAAAACGCTGATAACCCAGACTTCAACTTCAAATATTGGGAAGGTATTGGCGCACAACGTTATAACTACGGCAGAAGTGCTAGAATACGTTTAAATGTAGATAGTAATGCTGACCCACACACACAGTATCAGCAGCTTATAGAGCAAGCCACAGGCGGTGAGTTTTGTGCAAGTGAAATAAAACAGCTAATGGAATCAATAAATATTGGTATTCGTGCGTTTGAATCATTTAAATTACAAGAACAAGTCGATAAAATGAAAGACGACTTAATTAAAATGAATATGCATAATGGCAACAATATTGCAGCAATTAAAGAAACTGAAGCAACAGATTAAAATACCGTATAGAATAGTATATGTAAATCGGGAGATACAGCCCGAAGAGTTTGTAGAAAAAGTAATTTATGTTCACATTTGGATATGAGGGTATAAAATGAGCTGGCTATCAAAAGGTTTAAAAAAATTAGAAGACGTTGTAGGTGGATTAATTCCTCACACAAGTGAAGCAGAAAAAAGAGCAAGAGCTGATGCAGTAAATACATACTATCAGCAAAAGCAATCTGCAATTGAAGAGCAAAAACGAATTGGTGCTGAAAAGCAAATGGAACAACAACGTATCCAGGAAAAAACAATTCGCTCTATGAGACGTAAATATCGTTCTAGTGGTTTCTTACAACCAATGAGCGACTCTGGTTATCAACAAACTTTAGGCTAAAAACATGGCAGACAGACTTTTAGATCAATTTAGAAAGCGTTACGATAGAGCGCAACAAATTAGCTATCTTTGGGCGAGTCTGCACGAAGCTTGCTATTTCTATGCAATACCAAATCGAAATAGATTCTGGAGACCAAAAGAGCAACAAGGTGAATCGAAAGGTACAAGGGTTTATGATACAACGGCTATCGAAGCGACAAAAACATTTGTATCGAAACTACATACCGCTATGACCCCACCACAAACGCAATGGGGATTCTTGAGTGTTGACCCTGAGTTTGATGAGGACGACGCAGGAATAAGTCGTGATGACGCTCAACGTATGTTAAATGATTACATGCGTAAACTTTTTGAATACATCCATGATTCTAATTTCGATGTGGTAATTAATGAATGTTATTTTGATTTAGCAGTAGGCACATCTTGTTTGGTAGTGAATCAATACACTGACGAACAGCCTTTATTGTTTACATCTATCCCAATGGACAAGCTTGCCATTGAAGAAGCTATGACTGGCAAAATTGAATCATGGTATCGTAACTGGGAAGATGTTAAGGCAAGTGAAATAACAACACGCTGGCGCAATGCAGTAATACCGCCAAGCATATTACAGATGATGAGAAACAATCCTGACTACACAATCAAGATGGTGTATGAAGGTGTTATGTACAATCCACAGCAAAAAAAGAGTTATCAGTATGTGGTTTGTACTGACAGTGAAATTTTGTATGTAGATGAGTTTGAAGTAAACCCAGGCATTGTATGGCGGTTCCAAAAAACAAACAATGATACCTATGGCCGTGGCCCGATTATGGATGCATTGCCTTCTATCATCAGTTTAAATGAACTTGCACGCATTGAACTTGCAGCAGCAAACCTTAATACATTTAAACCATACATGGCATTTACTGACGCAACATTTAATCCACACACATTTAAATTACAGCCTATGACAATCATTCCGATTGCACCATTAGGCGCAGGTGGTCAACCACCTTTAATCCCATTGCCTGATACTTCAAATCCTCAGTTTAGCCAATTGAGTATCCAAGATTTGCGTATGCAGATTCGTAGCCTAATGTTTGCAGATTCAATCATTCCAACTGACTCTAAGCAACCGGTTAGTGCTACGCAATTAATGATACAAAATCAAACCTTGGCTGAACGTATTGGGCCTTTATTTAGTAGATTACAACAAGAGTTTCTATGGCCAGTAATCGAAAGATGTTCATACATTCTGGACAAAATGGGTTTGCTTCCATATCCAAATCTAGACAGAAAGTTGATCTCTTTCGTTTACAGGTCACCACTTGCTTTAGCTAAGGGACAAGAGCAAATAGCCAGATTCACTCAATACTTTCAGTTATTACAAGGTATTAGTGGTCCTGAAGCAGCACAAGCATTTATTAACCCAATGGAATATCCGTATCTATTAGCAGACTTGATGCAAATTGATAGTCGATTGTTAAATGCTCCGGAAGAAGTTGCAAGAGTCTTCCAAGCACAACAAGACAAGATGAATGAGCAGCAAGACATGTTAATGCAACAGCAAGGTGCAGCACCCGCACAATTACCAGAGGTATAACAATGAGTGAAAATCAATATATAAATCCTGAGAACTTTTATGAACAGTATCAAACAGCACAACCTGAAAGAACGGACACTGTACAGTTAGATGAGCTTTGCTGGGATGTGTTTAACAGCGAGAATGGTAGAAAGCTATTAGAGATATTCAAAGAGCGTTTTATCATGCCTGGCACACCAAGCCAAATCAACGATAACTATGATAAAGCTTGTATGTACTATGAAGGCTTTAGGGAAGCTTTTCGACAAATCATTGGTAGCGTACAAAGTTATCAAACACGAAAAGATGAAGAAGCACGCAGAGTAGCAGGTGAAGCATGAGTTTTGATACTATAACGTCAACAGTAGAAGATATGGCTATGCAAGACGCTGGTATACAAAAACAAGAACCTTCTTGGTGGCTTGATGATAATACCCCCGGCTCAGGTGATAGACCTGACTGGTTACCAAGCCAATTTAAAAAAGCCTCAGATGTTGCAAAGTCCTATCAAGAATTACAAAAAAGATTTGGTGATGCGCCTAATGAATACTCATGGGAAGCAGGTCAAGGCTGGATTGACCCAGACTATGAACCATTTCAAGAGCTGGCTCAATATGCTAAATCAAAACGTGTACCACAAGACGTAATGGATAAAATGTTATCCGCAGTTGGTAAGTACATGGATGAGTTTAATATCGACTATAATGCTGAAAAACAGGCTCTCGGTGATAAAGCAGATGAAAGATTAGAAGTCTTAAACAACTGGGCTAAATCTAATTTATCTGAAGACTCATTTTATGCTTTAACATCAAATTTAAGAACCGCTGACGCAGTGTTAGCACTAGAAGAATTGAGGTCAAAAATGTTAGGACAAAACACAATGATACCAGGCAACGAGCAAGCGCAATCTGATGGCGTACATACGCTTGAAGACTTGCAGCTAGAGATGATTCAAAACATTGATAAATATAAATCAGATCCAAGATATCGCAGAGAAATAACCGCAAAAATCGAAAGATTGCAAACTAAGTAAATAGCGGTTTATAATAAGTACAAGTATCCAGTTTTTCTGGGAATTGGATAACTTGTACATAATCGGCCCGTTTCGGACAACCAACATTTTACAAGCCCAATAATACTTAATAAAACATCATTAACTATTTAAGGGGATTAAAATGTCCATCAGTTTAACTAATGTCCAACAAATCGAGTTCGATGCGTTGGTAAAAGCAATCTATCGCTCTACAGGTTTTTTAATGCGTGATACCGTTCGTACAAAATACGATGTTATCGGTGCAAGCGTAGAGTTCCGTAAAGTAGACCAGGTAATTTCTGTACCAACTGCTTACTTAGCAGCAGTAACCATTCAAGATCCAGGTTACAACAAAGCAGTATGTACTTTACAAAAATACACCACACCTACCGCAGTAGACGAAGTACAAGAACTAACCGTAAACTTTGACGCTAAAATGGAAAACGCCATGTTAGTTGCTCAAGCTATGGGACGTCGTTCTGACCAAATCACCATTGATGCATTAGCTGCAAACCCAGGTGACACAATTGTTAACGGTGGAACAAACTTTAACTACTTGAAATTTACTCAAGCATTAGAATTCTTTGATAACAATGCAGTACCATTAGCTGAGCGTTATGTTGCTATGTCTGCTAGTAACTTCAAGTCTTTGATGCAAGATGATCAATTCGTATCTACCTTCTACACCAGAAACGATCCAATTGACCGTGCAAGAATTCGTGAATACTTAGGATTCAACGTTGTCGTAGTTCCACAAATGACAGAAGGTGGTTTACCTAAAGCTGGTAATATCCGTACAGCTTTAGCATGGCACAAAATGTCAACCGGTATGGGTATCGGCATGAATTTCCGCACCGAAGTTAACTATATCCCACAAAACACCTCTTACTTAGTAAACGGTGTATTCAGTGCTGGTGCAGTAGTTATCGATAACCGTGGTGTATTAGCTATCGAATGCGATGAAACCGCTTAATAAAGGGGAATAAAAATGGCTTTTAATGACCAAAGATTTACTAGACATACTTTAGCATTTAACTCAGGACGTGTAACAGTAGACGGCCCAGCTTTCACAAATGGACCAGCAATTTTCAGTTATGCTTCTGCTACTGATGCTATTGCAACCGTTACAGCAGCAAACTATTTTGCGTCAGCGGTATATGACTTAGCAGTAGGTGATATTATTATCATTGAAGCAAGTGATGCCAACGGCATGTATTATGTAGATGCTGTTAACCAAACCGCCGGAACTGTTACTGTAGTAACATTTGGACCAGTTGGTTCAGTTGGTACAGCTAATTTACAAAATGGTGCAGTAACTGCAATTAAACTTGCAAGTGATGCTGTTGAAACTGCAAAAATTCTAAATGCTAACGTAACATTAGCAAAATTAGCATCTGGAATTGCTCCAAGTCACATTGTTAAATATGCTGGAACATCTGCTTATGCTGGTGGTGGTACTTCCGTAGCAATCACTGTTACAGGCGCAGCAGCAACCGATTTAGTGTTCGCACAAATCCAAGCTTCTACTAATGCCGTATCAGTTGTTAAAGTAGTACCAACATTAAATACTGTTACTGTACATTTTAGTGCTGACCCAGGTGCAGCTACAACTGTACAATATCAAGTATTAAGAGCAGCTAGTTAATAGGGGAATCGCATGGCTTTAACTAAAGTACAAATCATTTCAAATGCTTTGGCCCAGTTGGGCCATGCGCCTATCGTGTCATTGATAGACCAAGACGAACTAGTTGTAGCAGCAGAACAAGCATACGATATGCTTTTGCCAAGTGTTCTATCAAAAAACAATTGGAGATTTGCAAGCAAGTTTGAACAATTATCTTTGCTTGTTGAAACACCTCCACCACCTTATTTATATGTATATCAACTCCCCAGTGGTTGGTTAAAAACATTAAGTGTGTGGCCAAACACATATGACTGGGATATTTTTAATGGAAACAAGATTTACACATTTAACCAAGGGCCGTGGTATATGCAGTTTATTTATCAGCCTGATGTTTCAGCTCTCCCACCTTGGTTTGTAAATTACTTTGTTTATGAAATAGCAGCATACTTGTGTTTAAGTAATGCTCAAAAAACCGAATACTACAGTGTTATCGAAGGTAAACGAAATCAGATGCAAGCCATGGCATGTGCTATTGATTGTCAAAATAGACCTCAGTTTACTCAGGTTGATTTCCCTGTTCTTGGTAATCGTGCTATTGGTGGTGTCTATCCTAATAGTATTTCTTAAGGAATATATATGCCACAAATCATATGGTCACAAGATGAGTTTAGCCGAGGTGAATTATCACCCATGCTTTACGGCCGAACAACTTTAGATGCTTATTATAAATCCTTAAAGAAAGCACAAAATACTATTACATACCCCCAGGGCGGTATAGGTAAACGATTTGGCACAATATACACGGCAGAGATTACTGGTGTAACAGATTGGCGTGATATTTTCTTTGAAACATTTCCTTACAAAAATGAATGTACATATGTTCTTGTATTTGTACCAGGTCAAGTTGAGATTTATTTAGAAAATGAATTAGTGGCAACTGTTGCAAATGCAATACTAACCAGTCATGTGATACGGACAATGGACTGGACAATACTTGAAGATAAATTTGAAATAACCGCTGATATTATTCAACCACATGTCTTAAGTCGTGCAAGTTTGGCAGCAAATCCTATCAATACTGGTGCAGGTATTGTTGCGAATCAATTTACTTTAACCAATCCAGTTGCAGCAAATTTAATTTCAGCAGCACGATTTATAAATGCAGTGGTAGCAAGTATGCCTAGCACAACACCGCAAATACTTATAGGTGTAACGTACTTTATTCGTACTGATGCAACAGGAACTTTAATTAAAGTATATGCAAATGCTCGTGATGCAGCAAATGACACAAATGCTTTTACATTAAACACAGTTGGAGCTGGTACTACAAACGTACTTATAGCAAATAATTGGACACTAGCACCAATTGTATTCATAAATTTACCTCAATATGATTTTGGTGATGTAAATTATATTACATTTACTTTTACACCAACCTCAGTAACTGTAGGTACGGCTTGTACCATTACAAGTTCAGGCAATATATTTACCCCAGAACATGTGGGTGGAAGTATATTTATATCAAATGGTGTTGTTTCATTTACTGCTTATGTATCAGCAACACAAATGACAGGCACAGTAACTAGCACATTAAGCACATTGACGGCTCAATTAGGTCGACTAGTTGAAGTAAGAGAACCAGCATGGAGTACAAAAAGAGGCTTTCCAAGTAAATGCTCAAGCTTTCAAAGCCGGGCTATATTTGCTAATACAGATGCTTTGCCTAACGGATTATGGTTATCAGCAATTAATGATTTTAGTGACTTTGATGAATTGTCAATAGATCCAGCAGATGACGATGCAATAAGTTACTTTCCATCAAGCGATACAGTGAATGTTATTAAATTTATTGTGCCTTATCGAAGCTTAACCGTTCATACAAATTCAGCAATTTTTTCTTCACCATTAATTTACGAAACAGCATTAACACCTAAAACATTTTCATTGCAACTGCAAGATTCAACACCTGCTACTGCAATTCAACCACAAGGCATAGATAATCAGATTATTATTATCAGTGGTAATGATGTTCATACAATGCTTTGGGATGGTGGTAATAACTCTTACATGTCAAATATTGTAAGTGTTTCATCGGAACATCTTATTAGCGCACCTCATGATGAAGTCTCATTTCAGAACCTAAATCGTGCAGGTAGTCGTTACATATTTATTATCAATGACGATGGCAGTCTTGTTGTTTACCAAACATTAATGAATGAAAATGTGACAGGTTTTACATCATGCATCACAGGTGAAATTAATGATGATAAACCAGAACTAAGAGCCTATTTTAGATGGGGCGCAAGTAGTCCAGATGGAAGAGCTTGGTTTGTTGTAGAAAGACAAATAGCTAATGAACTTGTAGCGCCTTTCACTTATAGCACTAAATACTTTATAGAAGAGTTAAGCTTTAATGTATTTACTGATTGCAGCCATGTTTATTCGGGCGCACCTACAAATTCTATTGCAGGATTACCAAGGTTTAATGGCAAAACGGTTGTTATGCAAGGTGATGGATATGGTTTTGAAGATGCAGTAACAAATTCAACAGTTGAATTTATTGCTCATGGCCAACCTACAGATATTACAGAAGCATTTATTGGATTGCCAATTAATATGGTTATTCAAACATTACCGAATGCACCCCCTGGTGCAGTTGGGCCAAAAGGCACAAGTTTAGTTTACCCCCAACATATTCGCAATGCCACATTCATGTTTAACAATACTATTGGTGGTGAGATTGATGGACAACCAATAACATTACTTACCTTGGAACAATATAATCCATTAGGTGGGACACTTTCACAGGTAGGCCCACCAGTGCCACAGACAGGAATATTTAGTAAAGGCCTCATGAAAGGCTGGAATGAGTTTTTAAGGGAACCAATTACAATCACACATTCAGATCCATTTGATATAAGATTAATTGGCGTGTATTACAGAATCGAGGAATAGACATGTTAGGAATACTTTTAGGAATGCAAGCAGCCGGCATGATTGTCGATTATACGCAAACACGCCGACAACAAGGACTTATACAAGCAGGACGAGAGATTGAGCAAGCGCAATATGAAGCAAATCTTGAATCGCTTAGAACGCAAACAGAGCAAGAATCTTTGTTTGCCATGAAACAGTTAAGGCAAAACATTGGCACGCAAATTGCAGTTCAAGCAGCAAGAGGAACTAGCTCAGCAGGTGGTACAGCCTCAACTTTAAGACAAACTTCAATGGCAGCATTTAGCGAAGACGAAAGAGTAAGAAGAATGAATCAACTAGCTAAAGAAGCAGATTTAAGAGCAGGTAATGTATTGTCTGGACTTCATGCACTATCAAGCCAAACACAGCTTGGTCAAGCAATGCAGCAAAGGTTTATTAACTTGATCCCAATATCTAATTTAACCGCTGGATTAGGCAAAAAAGAAAAAGCTTCCTACGGCTTAGAAGAGGTAAATTATGGCTACTGAAATCAAAACACTTGAACCTACTCAGCGTTTAGCAATTACAACACAGCCACAGAATTATGTTGATGCATACACTCAATATGCACAATCTTCAAACCTTTTAGGCGAGTTAGGTGCAAGCGTAGCTCTAAACTCTAGCATTCAATACAATAAAATGCAGGGGGAAAAGTTAGGACTAAACCCACAGGGTGATATCTTCCCACCTATTACAGCAGCAGATAAAGCATTTGCAGAAGGCTATATTGCACAGTCTAATGCAACACTTAGTCTGCAAGCAAATAAAATGATGATGGAAGGGCGGCTAGATTTAGATAAAGCATATCAATTATCGCCTGATATGATACAAAGTTATGCATCTAATATGCAGCAGGGTTTAGATAAAATTATCCAGCAAGCACCGACACAACTGCAAAATGATTTGAGAAATAATTTCAGTCAATCTTTAATGCAGCAAACAGGGCAGCTTACTAAACAATATATAAGCCAAAGTAAGGAACGTGAAACAGACATAGCACAAGCAAATCTTAAGTTGCAATTAAAATCTATCAACGATTTGGTTATGTCGGGCAATGAGCAAGAAGCAGAGAAAAAAAGAAAACAAATTATTGCAGAATCGAATGCTAGATCTAATACAGGAATGTATAGTCCAACAACAGCACAAACAGCTAAAGACTCAGCAGATACCGCCTATTATACTGCAAGAGAAATAAAAAATGCTGAGCAAGCTATTAGAGATAAAAGGCTTCCAGAGTATTTAGACTCAATAGCAATGGCCAATGTGCAGGGCAGAGGGCCAACAGAATCAGATGCTATCAAAGCTAATGTATATAATTATGCAAATAAAATACAGGCAATGAGGCAACAAGAACAAACTTTATTAATGGCACAAGCTGGTAAAGAAATTTCAGAAGGTACTTTTTCTGATATAAGAGCAGCACAATATCAAGCTACTTTAGACCCAATTAACTATTTAAATGTAATGACACGACTGGCATCATCTCAAAGAAAAAATGGTGTAAATGATGCTATTATACAGGCGATAACTAGTAATCCAACTGATGCGTTATCTTATGTTGGAGCGACAAAAAAACAAGTTAATACAGCTTTTGATTCTCTTGTACAAACAAGGCAGAATACACAAAAAGGAAGCGAATCACCAGAACAAAGCATGCTTTCAATAGCATCAGAAATACCAAGACCTATTCCTAAGGTTATAGATTCAATTAATGCAGCATTATCTTCAGGCAATCCATCACAAATGAATACCTGGGGAAGTTTTTATGGTGAACTGCAAAATACAAACCCACTAGCTACAACTGGTGTATCAGATGATAGTTTAGTCGCTTACAATTTATATAAAAGCAATTTAAACAACCCAACATACAAAAATGATCCAAATCTTGCAGCAGCAGAAGCAGTAAGACAAGTTTATAACAAAGATGAAACACAAGCTAAAAACAATACAAAATTTATTAATAAATACTTTGATGATAAGGCAAAAAGCCCAGAAAAACTAAGTTCATGGGCAATAAACATTTCAGGATTGGATAGCTCATCTCCTATATTTAATAGAAACGGTTTTGATATTGATATGCAAAATCAATTTAAAAGTTTTATGTTTAGTTCAAATAATAATATACAAATCTCTGAGCAATTAACCGCTGAATATGCTCAAAGAAAATATGGAAATCAAACATATAACGGCAGTAAAGAAACAGCAGCATTTCCAGTTGGTAAAATGATAGGACTAGAGTATGGCGCAGATGGGCTAATACAATTTGATGCTACAACGCAACTTGAGGAACAATTTGATGTACATAAAAAATTGTTTGACGAAGGTAAGTATAATTATTATTACAGATTAAAAAATAAACCAAACTACGAAGAATATCTAAACGCAAAAAATCAACTAAGAGAAAAAGGACTATTATCAACATGGGCCTCAGCATTGATAAAGGGTGTTCCTGATAAAGAATATAAACGATTAGATGATATTGTAAGTAATTTTGAATCAACAAAACCTATAGTTATTGAGCAAGTTGGTAAAAGTGGTGCTATTAAAGAAATGCAATTGTTTATACAGCCTTCACCAAATATGTATTTAAGCAATGATGGTCGTACAATTGGTGGTTATTTAGCAATGACTGTTGATTTAAAAACAGGCGTTCCAGTTGTATTAACTGGCGCATTTGGCCCAGGCAAAACAACAGCAACTTATAATCCAAACGCTAAATGGATTCGTGATAATTATTTAAATGTGAATGGTATAATAAATATGAGCTGGGCAGATTATGAAAAGAATAAAGCTGAAAGAATAGAAAAAGCCAAGCAGTCTTTAATGGTGCAAAGACCATTTTTCTAAAACATATAGAATTTAAGGAATACTATGAAAGATATGCAAAGTTTAGAATCTACAGTCCTTAGCGAGTCTACATTAGGAAAAACGCTTGATATAAACAATTTAAATTACAGCATACCTTTTCTTAAGTCATATACAACCACTAGCCCAGTTTTACAAGAACTATCGTCAAATAACCAATCTAACAATGGATGGTCTTACCCAACAACGCCTGATGTTACGCAGCGCACTCCTTTAGAAGCATATTTACCTGAGTACAGCGCACCAGTTGGTTTTTGGGAAAACTTTAGACACAATGCCGGCAAAGTAAATACTTTAGTACAAGCCGGTACTTTTGTAGCGGACTCAATAAAAAACAGTTTTCCAGCAGATGAATATGTTCCAGATGACTGGACTGCAATGAAACCAGAAAGTGTTGAAGGCTTTCCACAGCAATATTATGACTACCTCACTGGTGCAAAAGGCCCAAATGATTTATTAATGAGGCAGCAAAACGCAAGAAAACAAATGGCTGAAGATGAAAAATTTGCCAATGGCGGTATTATTTCATCATTATTAGGAGGTTTAGCAGGTACAGTTACTGATCCAGTTTCATATTTATTGCCAATGGCAGCAGGCATGAAATACACAACACTTACTGGAAACGTAGTAAGAAATCTTTTAAAAGCACAACCTGCAATGGCAGCAGGGAGCATAATGACCGCTGGTCTTGAGCAGGCAAATAGAATTGGTGGCAATCTCCAAGATATGGCTAAAAATGCATTGGTTGATTATGTCTATGGCGATGTTTTATTAGGCTTAACACATGGTCTAGGTTTTTACAAAGATGAACTTACAAGGATGGCTGGAGCTAAAAATCTTTTAAAGATTTTGCCTGATGGCGTAAAAATGAATTTTGAAGTAAAAGAGGCAGAAGATGGTGGCCATGTTTTTACTGGGGACGTAAAACTAACACCAATGCAAGGTGTGGCAATGAGCGCACAGAAATTAGATGCTGCAACGTTAGCTGCAAATGATGTAATGGCAGCAAGTGGCTTATTTAATACTTTTGCCGGAAAAAAATTACAAGATTTTTTAGGATGGGGATTTTTAGCAAGTCCAGTTTTAAGAGCTGCTAATTCACCATACTTTTCTGTTCGGAGTTTTTTTAATCGAATTGCACCAATATCAATAAGAACCACAGGTGAAATGTTAGGTAATGCAGTACCATTCTCAGCCTCTGAAATTGCATCGTTTATAAGTGATCAAGGTAAAAAATTAAATATTTTTATGAACGATAAATATGCCGAAGCAAATGGTATTCAGGGTGCTAATACTTTGAAAGGTGCAACTAAACTTTTTAAGGCAACTTGGGATGAAAATCTTACAGTTACTAGAGAGCAGTTTGCAAAAGATGTGATACTAAGAGTTGTAAAAAAAGATTTTGTTTCTGAAATATCACAAGCAAATGAAGTTGGTGAGGCTTTATTTGAACACTTTAAGCAAGTAGGCGAGAGATTTACTAAAGCAACTGGGAATGACATGTTCTTAGACCCACGAAATGCTTTTAGATATCTGCCAATGAATTACTGGATACCAGCGATACGCAACAATGAAAGGTCATTTATTGAAACAATAGCTAATGAATACAAATTACAAGATGAAAAAATTGCAGAGCTAGGAAGACCATTGCAAGGCCATGAAGCTAACATTCAAGCTTACAAATTGGAAATTGAAAATTTAAAAACCCAGAACAAACAAGATAGACGAATAAAAGATTTTGAAAACAGAATTTCTTTAGAAGAGCGCAATCTGCAAATTGCTAATGATAAATTAACTAAGCAACTTAGAGATGAAAAAGACCTGCATTTATTGTTAGAAGATAGAGTTTTTTTCACAAGTGAAGAAATAGAAAAATTAAAGGAATATACAAAGCCTGTTCAAGATGCAGAATCAAAATTAAACAAGCAAACAAGCGAATTACAATTTGCGCAAGATAGACTTAAAGAAACAACTAAGCAAATAGAGTCTATAGAAAAATCAAAAAGAGTTGGCGCAAAATCAGAAAAGTTAGCAGATATAAAAGAACAAATAAAAAATATTGAAGATGATTTAGACAAACAAATTAAAGAGCTTACAGCAAAAAAAGAACCTATAAAAAATAGACAAGAAAAAACACTTGCTGATTTAAAAATAAAAAGAAGCCGTATTGCAGATGATTTAAAAATTGCCAAACAAAACAATGATGAAAAGGCAATGAACCTAGCAAAAAACCAGCTAGATAAAATTAAAGCCAAAATAACCTCTGAAACAGAATCTATACAAAAACTTAAAGAATCTTTAAAAGCAGAAATTACAGACTACAGAACTAGAGCAGAGCAAGCAAAAAAAGACATACGCAAAAAAACAAAAACAAAAAAACAAGTAGAAGCGGATGTGCAAGCTAAAGCACAAGACTTAGATTTTTTAAAAGAAGAACAAAAATCTTTAGAACGTGAAGTCGAAGTGCAACAAGGACGTGTTGATAGATTGCAAAAAGAATATGAAAAAGTTAAATATGATTTGGATGATATGGCAAGAAATGGAAAAATTGATAAAAAGTATTTTAAAGAATATGGCAATGAAATCATTTTTAATGAACCAAAAACACCTAAATTTAGAAAAGCATTTACAGATGACAATGAAAGAGAATTGCAGGCAAAAGCATTGATGGAGTCGATTTATAATGAGTCACCAAGCGATATATTAATGAATGTTTTTGGCTCACAAGAACCAGGAGCAATTGCAAATCCTCATTATACAAAAGCAAGAACAGTTATGATTGACCAAGCAAAATTGGTTAATTTTATAGATCCAGATTTGGGTAAAACAGTAAATAATTACTCTAGCGTAATGGGTAAACTCATTGGTATTCGTGAAGTAATGCCAGAGTTTGCAAAAGGACCAACAATGGAAGGTGTTCTATTAAATTTTAAAATTGAACATGATGCAAGACGGGCTGCACTAGAAGAAGAAATATTGTCTAGTAACCTTACAGAAAAACAAGCTCAAATAAAAAGAGATAAATTAGATAAAGAATTTACCCAAGCACAAAAGTTTATGAAAGATACATTGGCAACTTATTTTGGAACATATGGCGGAAACAAAAATCCAGAAATAAGAAAGATGATAACAGCATTTAAAAATCTAGTTGGTTCAGCAAAACTAGGAGCAGTACCATTGTACATAGTACAAGAATTTGCTGGTTTACTAATGAAGCAAGGTTTAATGCCATTTCTTTCACAAGGACTTGGTCCTGCATTTAGAAATATAGCGAAGCCTGTAACTGATGAAGAAAAATTAGCCTATAAAGAAATGTCTTCACATGCTTTCATTGGTATGAATAGTTGTTTTATGGGGTATACCAATCGGTTTATTGAACAAAATGAAATGAGTTATGCGCCCGTAAACTCAGCCTCAGAAAATTTTGGACGTGTAACAGAAAAAATTGCAGCAGTTTCAAATGCTCTTTATGGCTCTAACATGGTACAAAATCTTGAAGAACAACTTGTTGCTAATGCTGGGCAATCAGAAGTAATGAGCTGGTGTTACAAATATTTGAATGGGACTATTACAGATGTACAACGACAAAAAGCTGCAAGATATGGTTTAGATTTAGCCAATGATGCAGAAACATTTGTAAAAAATTATGAAAGCACCCCAGGTACATGGAGAAAAGGCGAGGGCTATATGTCTATGTATCATAAGTGGGAAGATGCAGCAGCAGTAAATAAAATGTCTATGTCATTGAGAAGAATGGTGCAAGACCAAGTCGTACAGGCTAATAAATTCACAAGTCCATATTGGGCACAAAATGAATTCTTAAGTACATTTTTTATGTTTCATGGATGGGCTTATGGATATTTGACTAAATATGCAATTCCATTTATGCAAAGACCAGATGCAGAGCAAGCATTAGGTTTAGTTATGATGACTTCTTTAGGTATGGGAATTGAGGCTACTAAAAGGTTTATTAATGGCAAAGAGATGTGGGATGATGATAAAAAATGGTACAATGAAACACTAAAATCATTAATGGACTCTGGTATGCTTGCTGGGCCATATTGGCAATATGCAGTTGAGTTAAATAATTTTTTAGGTGTATTCCCAGATGTTGGTACAGAGCGATTTAGAGATAGAAGAGGGATTGGTCAATTTAGCCCAATTTTTGGTTATGCAGAAACTGGAGCTAGAGTTATACATCATTTATCAAAAGGAGATTTAACACAAGGTGATTTAAAATCTCTTCTTGGATTATTGCCAATTGTAAACTCTCACCTTTTACTTAGAAGACCATTAGGTGATATATTAAAACATACATCCTTACCCGAAAAAAGAAGTGAAGCTGAACCTTGGTCATTTATGGCATCACTATATGAGGAATAACCATGTCAACTCAAGTTACAATTAATGATGTAATACCAAAAACACAGATTACTGCTACCGCTGGGCAGACAGTATTTACCACAAACTGGACAGCCAATGCAGCGAGTGACGTGGTTGTTTATGCTAGAACCTCAGCGCAAACACCAGATGACCTTACACAACTTGTAAGCTCTGCAAATTATACAGTGGCTTTTGTTGGAGGCTCTGAAATTGTTGAAGTTACATTTCTGGTTGGTCGAGCATTAAATGATGTAATTACCATTACTAGAGACACACCGGCAGATAGATTAAATCTTTATACCAACACAAACTTTACACCTAGCATGTTAAATCAGGACGTTGGAATTTTAACCTTGGTCGACCAGCAAGCACAGTTATACAATCAGCAAGTAGCACCACACTATAACGTGTCTGCAACGCCTAATTTGGGCAGTTCAATGACAGGTCTTGGTGGTGACATTTATTTGCCAATTCTAGGTGCTAATGAAGGCTGGAAAAAGAATTCTGCAAACACTGAAATTGTGCCAATCACGTTTCCAAGTAGTGGTGGATTAGGCCCAAGTGATGCAACATATATAGTACAAACGCCATGGAGTCCAAGCAGTGAATTACCTAATCAGCAAGCCTTAAGTCCCTTAGCAACTGGGTTTATGTCTAGCGTTACTGGAACTGGAGTTGTAAGTACACGAACCTTACAAGGCACAGCAAACCAGATTAACGTAACGAATGGAACCGGCACAGGTAATCCAGTATTTAGTTTATCAAGTGCATTGCAATTACCAGGAACAATGACGTTTGGGGGTAATGTTGATGCTAATGGATTTAATATTTCCAATATTGGCCAAGCTAATATTGGTAACGTACAAATATCCGGTAACACAATACAGTCTACCAATACAAATGGTGATTTAATTTTAACTCCTAATGGAACTGGCGATTTAGTTCTTGATGGCTTAAATTGGCCACAATCTGATGGTACAAATGGTCAGGCGGTCACTACAAATGGCACTGGACAATTAGGATGGACTAGTTTTGGAGCACCATATACAGCTAGCGCATTAACTAAAGTAGATGACACTAACGTAACCCTTACCTTGGGTGGAACTCCTGCTACAGCCTTGTTACAGGCTGTTTCATTGACACTTGGGTGGAGTGGTTTGCTTGGTGTTGCAAGAGGTGGTACAGGCGCAAGCACAGTAGGGGCAAATGGAACCTTAGCACAAAGTGATGGAACTAAGTATACATTTACAACTGCTACGTATCCAACGACTACAACCATTAATAACATCCTATTTAGTTCAGCTAATAATACAGTAAGTCAAATTGCTGCTGCTGTTGGTGGCGTGCTTGTAAGTGATGCAACAGGTATCCCAAGTATGCTGGCAAATCCGACTGATAATTATCGAGTATTACAATCTAAGAACAACGCTATAGCAGAGTGGTCGGTCGCTGCATATCCTCATATGGCTAGTGCTGCTGGCACATTAATGCGATCGGATGGCACAAATTGGACACATACACAGGCTACTTATCCAAGCTCTACTAATAAAGATGCAATACTTTACAGTTCATCAAATAATACAGTTGGCGAAATAACACCAATTAAAGATGCGGTATTAGTAAGCGACAAAAACAAAGTTCCTCAATGGTCATCACCAATGACCGATGGTCAGGTCATCATTGGTAAAACAAATGATATTCCTATTGCTGCTAACCTTACCGCTGGCAGTGGAATAAATATTGTTAATGGGAATAACTCTATAACCATAAGCAGTACTTCAACTGGCAGTGGAACGGTTAATTCTGGAACTGCAAATCAATTAGCATATTATGCAACATCAGGCACAGCAGTATCTGGTTTACCAAGTGCTAATAGTGCAACATTGGTTACTAGCTCTACCGGTGTTCCATCTTGGACTAGTTCAATGACTAATGGGCAAGTACTCATTGGCTCTACAGGTGCAACACCAGTTCCTGCAACAATCACAGGTACTGCTGGAATCACTGTAACAAATGCAGCTGGCTCTATTACAATTAGTGGTGGAGGTGGTGGGTACAC